TGGCTCAAGCCATCGCCGCATGGTGGGCCAGCAGTAGCGCTGCCTCAAAGCTGGCCGGCATCGCTACCGGCGCCACAGCGAACGCCACCGATGCGCAGCTCCGAGACCGCAGCACCCACACCGGCACGCAGTCCGCAGGCACGATCACAGGCCTCGCAACCGTCGCCACGTCCGGTGCCTATGGCGACCTGAGCGGTCGGCCCAGCCTGGGGGGCGCCGCATCGCTGAACGTCGGCGCCACCGCCGGCACGGTTGCAGCAGGCGATGACAGCCGCCTGAGCAACACCCGCACCCCGACCGATGGCACCGTCAACGACGCGAAGATCACCTCGGCCGGCCTGTCGCAGTCGTCGCTGTCCGGCGTGGCGGTTGCAGCCTGGGCGGCCAGCACCGCATACGCCAAGGGCGACTTGGTGGAGTACCTGGGCATCTCCTACCGGCGCACCACAGCAGGCACCAGCGGCAGCACGTTCAATGTTGCAAATTGGCAGCAGCAGTCGCCCTCGGCTGCTCCTGCTTTCGTCGCAGCGTACCGGGCAGGCAACTGGATCTGGCCTTACCTGGGGGCTGCTGCGGCAGGCGGCACAACCAACGCAAATGTAACTTTCTTCGTGCCTTTCTTTGTGTGGCGACCTGTCACCATCAACAGGCTCGGCGCACGCGTCACAACCGTTGCTGCATCAAGCAACTTTCAGCTTGCCATCTATGCAGCCAATGCCAGCGGCAACCCAACCGGCACCCCGCTGGGATCAACTGCCAGCCTGAGTGGAGCAACGGCGACAACAGTCGAATCAGCCGATCTGACGCCGTTTACCTTGTACCCCGGTCAGCTGTATTTCGGAGCCTTAAACCGAGACAGCACAGCTCTTGCGTTCCAGACCATCTCCGACTCTGGTTTTGCTCCTGCCGGCCTTATCGGTGCATCGACGCTCGCAGGACTATCAACAAGCGGCACAGCAATCAGCCCAAACCTGCACACGTTGGCTCAGACATTCGGGACATGGCCAGACGTTACGTCAGCAACGTTCGGCTCGCTGAGCAACTCGTTCCGAGCCGCCGCCGTCTTCCTCCGGGTCAACTCTGTCCTCTGATGGCCATCTCGTACACCACTGACAGCCTGGTCGTCACTGACGACGCTGCTCCAGACCGCGAGCCGCTGGTGCTGCCGCTGTCGATGGACCGTGATGAGCAGGATGCAGCAGTGGCAGCCTACTTGGCGATCCCTCCAGCGCCGGACTGGGCAGCGTTCAAGTCTGCCCTGCTCGGCAGTCATGACGTGAAGGAGGCCTTGGTCTCAGCCGTCGGCGTTGAACCACCAGCGGCGTTGGCCCTACCTGCTGCAACCATGACTCTGGAGCTCGGTTCCGTTGAGAACTTCCGGCTCTGCTGGGCGACACTCAGGGAAGCGGGCCTGATCACCAATGCCCTGCGCGATCAGATTTCAGCCCTTGCCACCAGCTGCCACATGCCGGCCGATGTGCTGGCGGTGATCAACGCCAACGTGCAATCATGACCAGCCGCCGCGAACAAATCCTCTCTTACGTCGCCGACGCCTTGGCTGAAGCGGAAGGCGTCAATGGCCGCGTCTACCGCTCCAGGGTGGAGGCATTCAGCCGGGAAGAAGCACCGGCGATTGTGATCGAGCCAGGGCAGGACAGCGCCCGCACCTACTCCACCTGCAAGCTCGACTGGACGCTGGAGCTGCTGGTGGTCGTCTATGCCCGTGGGCCGATTCCTGATCAGCTGGCAGATCCGATCGTCGTCGATGCGCACAGCCGCCTGATGGCTGATCGCAGCCTCGGCGGCCTGGCGATCGACATCATCCCGACGCTGAGTGACCCGCAGCGGGACAAGGCCGATCTGACGTCCCTCTGGCAGGTGCTCACCTATCAGGTGCGCTACCGGACGGCGATAGATGATCTGAGCAGTCCATAGCCTGAGAGCAGAGACTGCAGCGGCAGCCATGGCCCGATCTGCTCCAGCTACGCCATCCTTCCCTGCGGAAGGTGGCACCTATGAGCTGGATGCGAAGACCGGCGCATTGGTGTGCGTGCAGCAGACGACCGATGCGCCAGCAGAGGTCAGCCAGGAACCCCTGATCATCGAGGACAATGCCTCTCCTGACTCGCCGCCGGCTGCTGCTTGCGAAGTCTGAAGACACCTACGGAACTTCGGCCGCACCGAGCGGAACTGACGCCATTCTCGTCTCTGGCCTGGAGGTGCAACCTCTCCAGATGGAGATGAAGGAGCGCGAGGTCATCACCGGCAATCTCGGCCTGCGCGATTCGATCGTTGGGCAGCGAATGATGTCGGTGAAGTTCGCGGTCGAACTGGCCGGCTCCGGTACTGCTGGCACGGCTCCAGCCTGGGGCCCGCTGATGAAGGCTTGCGGCTTCTCTGAGACCGTCTCGGCTGGCGTGAGCGTCACCTACGCGCCGGTCTCGAGCAGCTTCAGCAGCGCCACTCTCGACTTCAGGAACGACGGAATCAAGCAGCTCGGGCTGGGTGCTCGCGGCACGGTCGGCTTGGAGATGTCAGCCGGTGAAGCGCCGAAGCTGAACTTCGAGTTCATGGCGCTCTATGGCGCCCCCACGGCGACATCGAACCCATCGCCCACCTACAGCAACCAGGTGGCTCCGGTGGCGGTGAACAGCGACAACACCACATCGGTGGGCGTGCATGGCTACAGCTCCTGCATGAACGCCTTCAGCCTGCAGGTGGCCAATGAAATGGTGTTCCGCCAGTTGGCCGGCTGCAGCAAGCAGGTCATCATCCCGGACCGCAAGCCGAGCGGAGAGATCACGATCGAACTGCCGGCACTGGGTTCCAAGGACTTCTTCAGCATCGCCAGCTCGCAAGCCAAGGGCTCGATCGGTTGGACCCACGGCACCACGGCCGGCAACATCATCACGTTCGCCGCGCCGACCTCGGCGTTTGATTCCCCCAGCTACGAAGATGCCGATGGAATTCAGCACATCAAGCTCCCATTCCGTCCGATCCCGACCAGCTCCGGCAATGACGAGTTCTCCCTGGTGCTGACCTGATGGCGTTCGTTCTCGAGCAGTCCCCCACCTTCAGCCACCCGATCACCATCCGGGAGCTGCAGGACGGCGGGAAGTACAGGACCCACCAGTTCGAGGCCATCTTCCGCCGGCTGCCCCAAAGCCGGATGGAGGAGGTGCAGCTGCAATACATGGCGATGAAGTCGGCCGCGGCAAACGACCTGCCGCTGGATGGGATCCCCACCCGAGAGATTGCCGCCGAGATCCTGACCGGCTGGAACGGCATCACCAACCCGGACGGCTCCCCGGTGGAGTTTTCCGAGGCCTACAAGGCGCAGCTGCTGGAGGTGGCGACCGTCGCTGACGTGCTGGTAGAGACGTTCTTCGATGCACACCAGAAGGCCCGCCAAAAAAACTGACCGGCGCCGTGGACTTTCTGATCCGCGGCGGTAGCCAGATCAACGACGATCTCCTGGAGGATGCACGCGAGTACGGCGTTGTCCTCCCCGAACACCTGGAGCAGTCGCCGGACTTTGACCTATGGCCTGAGCATCTGCCGGTGGTGGATCTGTTCATGAGGTGCATGACCCAGTGGCGCAGCGGCCCATCTGGCGTGATCGGTCTGGATTACGGGGTGGTGCTGCAAATGGCCAACCTGTACCAGACGTCGAATCTGCCGGAGGTGATGGAGGACCTGCAGGTGATGGAGATCCACGCGCGCGAACTGCTGAACAAGTCGAGGTGACCTGATGGCGACGATGGAGGCCCTGCTGAAGATCCGCGCGGATGTGCAGGGCGAAGGCAACGTCAACAAGCTGGGCGCGGCGCTGGGTGGCCTGAACAAGACGGCGACCACCGTCACCGGCGGGCTCAAGGGCATGCTCGGCAGCGTGGGCGGCCTGGCCGGTGCGCTCGGTGCGCTGACTCCGCTGCTGTCGGCGGCGAGCCTGCTGGGCATGGCGAAGTCGGCGCTCGATGCCGGGAACCAGCTTTACGACATGAGTCAGAAGACCGGCGTCTCAGTGGAGATGTTGGCAAAGCTGAAGAAGGCCGCAGTCGGCACCGGGACGGACATCGACACCATCGGCAAGTCGATGATCAAGCTCTCCAAGACGATCTCTGCGTCATTGGAGGAAAGTGTCAAGGCGGCCGCACTGACTGCTGGTGGTGCCAATGCTGTGGCCCGGAACAGCGTGGAAGCGCAGGTGCTGATGGTGCAGCGCCAGCAGCAGGCCATGATCAACTCGATCCAAGCTGGAGCCGATCGCCAGGTCTCGGAGGTGAAGTCCAGGGAACGCCGCCAGCTGGACGAGATTCAGGCCAACCAGGATCGCGCCACGGATCTTGTGCGCAATGGCGAGCAACGCCAGGTGGATGCGATCGAGAGCGCCAAGGATGCGCGCGTCGCCGTGTTGGAGCGCGAAACGGACAGTCGGCTGAAGGAGATCAATCGCCGCTACAGGCAGGAAGAGAAGCTCCTGGGCGACAGCTTCGATGATCAACGCGAGGCCGAACGCGAGCGCGCAGACGATCAGCTGAAGCAGCTGGAGCGCGGCATTGATCGACGCTACGAGGCGCAGCGCAAGGCGATCGAGGCCAATCAAGGGCTGAACGATGGCGCGCGCGAGCAGGCAGTGCAGAACCTGCGCGATCAGCAAAACGCGGAATTGGAGCAACTGCGCGATGGATTCTCGCGGCAGCAAAAGGAGCGCGACCGCTTCTATCGCGACAGGCAGGAACAGGCTCAACAGGCTATTGATGATCGCCGGTCTGCCGAGGAGCAGAAAGAACGCGATGCTATCAACGCGCAAAAGAAGATCCTAGATGATAAGGCCAAGGCTGAACAAGAAATAGTCAAGAAAGCAGCAGATCAACGCGTCGCTGCAATCAAGCGTGCCGCCGATGATGAGCGGAGAGTCGTAACTGATTCGGCTGCTGTTCTTGAAAAAAGTATCCGCGAAAACGCCAAGACAAGGATCAAGATCCTGACAGATCAGAGCAAGCAAGCGTCTGATGCTTTCAAGCGCCTGGGCATTGAACTGCGCAACGCAGACGGAAGCGTCAAGACCAGCACGCAAGTGTTGCTAGAGATTGCCGATAAGTTCAAAGTGATGCCGGACGGCGTGCAAAAGACCGCCCTTGCCCTGCAGCTGTTCGGAAAGTCCGGCGCCGAAATGCTGCCAATTCTGAACAAGGGCGGGAAGGCCCTTGAAGACATGAAGGTCGCAATGACCGGAGACTTCGCCAAGGCGGCTGATGAATACGACAAGCGGCTCAAGGGAATCTCTGGAGGAGTAGGGAAGCTGGGAACAGAGATTGCCGTCTCACTGCTGCCGGTCCTGCTGCCGCTCACCAATGGCGTGTTCGAGCTTGTCAAGGCCTTCAATGGCTTGCCAGGTCCGCTGCGTGGCCTTGTCGTCTGGGGGGCAACATTGGCGGTGGCATGGGGCCCGCTGACCGGAATCCTGACGGCTGTCGTCGGGTGGCTTGCGGCTCTTGGCCCCACCATTGCCGGCACGCTGGGGATCGTCGGCCCCGTCGTCTCCGGCATCATTGCCGCCTTCACCGGCCTGCTGGCCTGGCTGGGCAATGTGTTCATCCCAGCCGTGGCAACCCTGTTCGGCCCCGTCGGCTGGACGGTGCTGGCGGTGGCGGCTGTGGTGGCGATGTGCGTTGCCTTCCGCCAGCCGATCGGCGAATTCCTGTCGTGGCTCGGTGGTGTCTTCACGGCAGGGCTGGCCAATCTCGCCAATCTGGCCCGCGACATCTTCGCGTTGCCTTGGGGGCACATCTGGGACGTCATGGTCCGCAAGCCGGTCGTCGTGGCAGCGGCCTGGCTGGGCGCCGCCTGGAAGGCGATCGCCACGGCGTTCACCACCTACGTGGTCAACCCGATCAGCAACGCCTGGGATGCGGTGGCGCAGGCGCTGCCGAAGGCCATGCGGTCAGCAGCTGAGATGGTGCAGGGCGTCTGGACATCGATGATCGACACCGTGCGGAGCGTCCTGCGCAGCGTTCTGCAGTTCGTCGCCAATGGGATCAACAACCTGGCCGGCCTGGTGAACAGGCTGATCGGCGGCTTCAACGCCCTGCCTGGTCCTGACATCCCGCTTGTGCCGACGTTCAGCGTCCCCGCCTTCGCCCAGGGCGGCACCGTCAACCGCCCAACCCTGGCGGTGGTGGGCGACGGTGGCGAGCCGGAGTACATCGTGCCGCAGAGCAAGATGGCCGCCGCCTCTCAGCGGTTCCTCTCCGGG